AGCGGGAGTATTCCTTGTGCTTATCTATGCTGATGGTGATACCTGCATCAGTACCGTGCTGTTGCAGAGTTACCTGCGTTTCAGCAGCCTTATCAGATGCCGCTCCACGCGCTGGAGTCGGGATCTTAATCGTGTCACCTTTTTTACCCCTGTGGTTCAGTTTACGAACCAATTGAGCAGCGACGATGTTCTTCTTGTAGGAAGCGACAACCTCATCTGACCAAAGCTCAGGAATAAAATTAGGGACTTCGCTAGCAATAATATGCGCTGTGCCAAGTGCCATTCTAGTCTCCGAATTTTATTTGATTACTTTACTTAACTCGTCCTTGTGAGTACGCAGACAACAAGTCCTGTTGGAAGTTGGAGTCATAGTACCCGTCTGGATCTTCCAGCCGCATCTTCATAATTGCAGACCGGGAGAATATCTTTCCAGAGGTACGAGAACCATCTGGAGAAGAGCTTTCAAGGCTCGCACGTCGAGCAGCTTCTAATGCCTTTTCCCTTGCTTGTGGCTTTGGAGCAGGCTGTGTGGAGGTGCTGGTGTTGCTCCTCCAGTCGCTGATAAGATCATCTACCGCAGCCAGATCGTTGTCCCTTACTGCTACCGAAGCCAACCTACCCCTGATAGGGTTTGAGTTGACATAATCGACAAACTCAGGATCGTTTACAACTTGGTTGAAATCCTGGTTCTTGAGACGGCCTTGAGTAATGGTGCTTTCGAGGTGGTTGATACGGGAGTCGTACTTACTCTGAATTTGCTGTTCGCGCTTATTGAAATACTTATCCAGTGCAGCTACAGGATCAGACAAGAGATCCGTAGGATCAATTTCAAACGTCTCCTCTTGTTTAGGTGTAGCTGTTTGTCGATTTTCTTCCAGACGCAATACCCGGTCTACTAGCTGTCTGTTCTCACCAAGTTCATTGCGGAGCCTACCGTGGTCTTTCTCAAGATTAAGGTACATCTCTGCGATATCATCTGCTGACTTGCCTTTGAGCTTATCCGGCAGTACCGGGACTGTAGGTTCATCTTGCTTCAGGGTGAGTCCATCCTCTAGGACTTGTGGGTCTGCTTGTGGATCAATCAACGACATAGTAATTTCCTTCCCGCCCCGTAGGGTTGTGGGTTTGAGCTAATGGTTTGACGGGGGTTGTCAGTCTGCGCCGGGTCTGGGGCCGTAGTCTCCATGATCCTGCATAGACTTTGTTTCCTTTGCCGCCTGCTGTCTGTGCATCTTATCGAAGCGTTCAACCGCTTCTGGAGACGCACTGTCCCCTTGCGCTAGCGCCAGCCAAGCTGGTTTTGCCGCTACAAGGTGGAGTTTGTTTGCTGCCTGCCCACACCAAGGACACTTGATGGCAGCTACGTCAGAGGACACAAGAGCCTCTGTGACGTGATAGTATTCACATCTAAAATCAAACAAAGGCAATTTGTGTATCCTCCGTTGATTCCTGTGCTTCTGGAACTTGTCTGTTGGCTACTGCCTGCTGTAGCTGTTGCAGAGCACGTTGCTCTACATTGATTAGCAGGTTCAGGGTATCTATCTGAGCCTTGGTATAGAGATACTCTTCCCATCCCTTTACATGAAAGATGTTTACTGCCAGAGCGTCTCGTAAGTCTTCCAAGTCTTTCTTTACAATCTTGAATCCAGGACTTTCAACCATAGACTCTATTTGTGACCACGCTTCCTTTTCAGAAGGTGTTAGAGCTGCAAACAACTCATCCATATTATTCCCCATCATCTATTTTTTATTATGAACTGACCCTAGTCCCGCCGTCTGTCATGCTATCTTCTCGACTACCAACGTCAGGCCAGCTTTTGCTGTTGTTACTGCCGTTGTCTCGGATCTAAACCTCAATTGTGCTGTTCCAGCGTTGCTTGTAGTAACCAGCAACCCGTCACCAACGACCGGGTAGGTGGACGTGCCGGGCATCTCGCTAGAGACACCTACTGAGGCATCGTCTGCGATTGAGTGGCCTCCCGAAAGAGTCCCTGTGTTTGCCAGTTGATGATAAAACTGCACATCAATGGCTGTCACTGCGCTACTTAAGTCGAACTGAAAACCACAGCCTGTTGTTGCTGCTGTGGGGGACACTCTGCCCATGAACCAGATCCTGTACTTGGAGTTGGCTTCATAATTGAAGACGAGTCCTGTCAGCGTGACTGGTGTGGTATTCGCGCCTGTAGCTTGATCGTTAGCTAGGGTCGCAACCAGAGTGTATGGGGTTGCTTGTAACGAGACAAACCTGTCACGCCTTGCCACTTGAGTCCTGACTCATCTTCCACTCAAGCTGCTTATCTTGAAGCTCAAGCCTCTTCGCAGAGATCTGGTTCTGAACACCAAACTGGCGAATCTCTTCTGCCTGAAGTTTGATTCTCTGACCTTCCAAGATTGCCGTGATCTCTTTGATATCCACTTCACGCTCTTCCGACTGAGCCTGTGCCAAGAGCTTGCGGATCTCTGCCAGCATCTTCTGGTTGGCAGTAGTCTCAGACTCAAGAGCGATTTCTTGCAATCTCATCTCAAGATCAGCCTGCTTCTTCTCGGCCTCAGCTTGTGCCTCCATCTGCTCATTAGCAGACTGCTTATCAGCCGTTAGGGCTTGGATAATCTCAGCCTTGTTCAGCACACTGGACAGCTCAATGAAGCCTTGAGCAGCAGCCAGCTTTGTCTGTACTCCTTGTTCCGGGAGCATACCGATAAGCTGAGTCAGGTTAACCTGCTCAATCTCTCTAGCGATAATCCCCATCACAGCCTTGACATAGAACTGGGTATCATCGAAAGGGTAGCGTTCTGGATCAAACTGCATGTAACGAAGAGCAATCTTACGGATAAGAGGCTGCAATAGGTTACGGTCAATGTTCTGGATAGCCCGCTTGCTACGCTTCACAAACGCACCAAGCATCATGCTGCCAGAGGTAGCAGGATTACCACCGGAGCCTGTACTCCGTAGCTGCGTACCAGTGTCAAAGGCACCAGTACCCATCTGTACCATCTGCGTAAGTTCAGCAGTCTGGTTGAAGGTGTTAGAGTCTATCTGACCAATCATCACTGGGCGAAGGACTTCATCTGGAGGACCGTTGGTCAACCAAACCTTTCCTGGTTTGACTTCTGGCTTGAAGCCGCGAGGGATGCGACCAGCATCAATACCCAGCATGGGGGCACTGACAAAGCCGAGAGCATCTGCTCTAGCACGAAGCTCCGCGTCCAGAGCCTTCTGGGGGTTGTACCCCTTCTCTGCTACTCCTCTACCCCAGAACCTACCGGGGACTTTCTCCCACTGAAGAGCCACAACACTGCGATCCTTCATGGTGAAGGGGTTGGGGATCGCTCGCAACAATACGTTGTCGTTAGCGTAGGTGATGATAGCTTCTACCATCTCTGTGTCCAGAGAGTGGTCATCCTCTTCTTCCAAGATCTCATCCAGCACAGTCTTGGCTTCTTGTAGCTTGTTAAGCAGCTTCAAAGGCACCTTACCGTGATACTCAATGACAGTTACAACGTCTGTGGTAGCAGTCTGGATAGATTCCTTCATGGAAGACATTGTTTCGCCGCGTAGCACTCTGCCCCCACCAATCATGTGAGCAGCGTCTTCTCGGTACACACCTGCTTCTATCTTCTCCAGAATGGCATGGAGAGCTGTCTCGTGCTCGAAAGCAATCCCCATCATCTCGGTGACTGTCCTGCCAGCGGGGTCAGGGATCACTTGGTCTGGACGATAAGACTCCACACAGACGTATACACGTTCTACGTCTTTCTTGATTAGTCGGTTAGTCCTCTCTTCCCTCTGGGGAACAGAGTAGACACCAACATCCACATTGATCTTGGCAATACCTGTACCGAAGATAGCCGCGTTGAGTACAACCTCAGACACGGAGTCCTTGGCGTTAACCTCCTCCATGTCCTCTAGGAGAAGATCCCGCATTGCTATAGCGTCTTCTCTGTCGTCATCAGATATGTCATCAGCTATGTCAAACCAGACTTCTCTGGACAGTACAGCCTCTTCTACCTCTGCTACAGACATCTCTATGGCCTGAGCAAGAGCGGGAGCAATAAGCCGTGATCGCTCAGACTGCCGGTTCTTGTCATCAGCAGCCCAGATCCCTCTCCACATCCTCCAGTACTCTTCCCAACGTGGTACGTAGTTCTGGTTCCTGTGGTCCCTCCAAGGACCAATCTTACCAACTACCCAAGATACTAAATCAGCCCCTTTCTGAGACTCTGTAGGACGAGCACGGGAAGGGTCTCCTACATCGACTAGGATTTTCTGTCCTCTGGTAAGAGTTTCACTCATTTATTAATACCCACTTACTAAGTCTAGTGCTTCCCATTCGACTACATCTATGTCTTCTACATAGGAAACGGTAGCCATCTGGTCAACGTATGAGAGTGCATCGGGCATGTCATCGTGAGAAAGAGGGTCTCCCAAGTCAGCGCACTGATCCAGGAATCTCTGGTTCCAATCCCCTTCTATCAGGGTAATATGGCTTCGTTGTGCTCTGCCCTGAAGTGCCCAGATAATTCTATCTATCTTCTTGGCATTACCATGACTGAGAGGTTCAGGGGTTATATACCTTCGGAACTCTCTCATGTAATCTTCTAGGTAAGGGAGAACTGCGTTCATCAGTGCTCCTTTCTCAATCCCAAGCCTACAGCCGGGGTACTTACCGCAGGCTCTGATTATGTTCAGGGCAGTCTCTCTAACTTCCCAGTGCCCGTGAAGGATGTCCAGTACAACCCAGCCCTCGGGACCAACCCACGTTATTGCTACAACAGTCTCGTCAGATCTCAGAGTCTTTCTTGGTTCTGGCTTGCTGTATCCAGCCAAGTCTACCGTGACGTAGATGGAACCTCCTGGATAGTTAGGCTCCTTCTTGACTATCTTGAACCACTCTGGCTTCAGGTACTTGAAAGCACCGGAGATGAAGCTAGCCTCTAGTTCCTGTCGGACAGTCTCCAGAGACTTCCTAGACTTCTTGACTAGACGTTCAATCTCTGATCTTGGAATAAAGGGGTTATCCAGAGACTTGTAGTGGAAGGCTTCCCAGCCCTCAAACCCTTGACTTTGCTCAGTAGCTCCCAGAAAGATCTGGTAGAAGTGATTCTTCCCCTTCGGAGTACCGATGAATAGAGCATCCCCTTCCACGTCCATCAAGGCAGGGTCTATGATCTCTTCCCATACAGAGGGCTTCATGTCTGCGTACTCGTCGAGTACTACATAGTGGTATCCCATACCCCGAAGGGTCTCTGGGTTATCAGCCCCTTTAATGTATATACGTCTGCCTGAGAGTAGTTCTATCCAGCCATCGTTTATATTCTCATTAGTTATAAGCCCACCTTGTGTCTTATAACCAGCGAGGGCGCGAATCTTAGGCCACATGACACGCTTGGCTTGGTCAAACGTAGGGGCTACATAGTAGACCCCATTCTCCGCAGTTAACCTGTGCCCCTTATGCTCATCTCGCAGAGCTGCTATGATAAGCATATAAGCCGCAAAGTGCGACTTGCCAAACCGTCTCCCTGCTGCTACTACCTTGAAACGAGCAGGAGAGTTATAGATCTCAGTTTGTCCGGGGTGCAGGCTAACTCGGAATTCAGTCACTTAGGTTTTGCCTTTACCTCGATTGGTAGACTGATTGTCTCCTTGTCCACCTTTACCCAGGAATTTCGGGGGCATGTGGAGAGTTGATTTAGGAGCAGCACCTACTACGTTGCCCCCGCTCTTTTGACCTTCAGGATATTGCTTTGCCATTTTCATCCTCTGTTACAATTTCGCCTTCAATCACCTTAGAGGCGAGGTCAGGCAGGGTTAAGTTATCAATTTTGATAACTATTCTGTTTTCCTCTCCACCAGCATCTTCATCGTTACGGATGGTGGACAGGGTTTTGTCTAATACGATCTTAGCTGCATTGATGTTGCCGCCTTTGGCTTCTTCAATCAGCATGTTCCATACGGCCTTGATGTCTTTGACGTGGAGAACATTCTCCCTCATCAGTAGCTCAAGGTCTTGCTTGGCCTTGGTTATCCTGTTCTTGGCTCCTACTGGTCTACCGTATGGGTTACCAGACTTGCCTTGAACGAATTTACCGTCTTTGTCTCTGTTGTTTTTTGGCAGAGTACTCATGTTATCCCCGATTGTATTATCTACAGTCCTAAGTCTCTGAGGTAACTACTCTGTCCTCTTCTATAGGCTGAGAATTTATCGTTATAGTGATAGAATTTACCTCTGGAACCTGCTGTCAGAAACTCTTCTGCAAAGTGGCTTGGGACTTGTGTCCAGACATACTCTGGGTAAGGTGGTGTCTTACCTCTGAAGCGACAATGTAATTCCTCAGAGAACACATTATAGCCAATCAGCTCAAAGGCCTCTGAGTCTGAGATCTGGTGGTAAACCATTCTTGAGTAGTCATAAGCAGTTTTGGCTACATGACCAGCACCTATTACTGCACCAGCTTTTGCTACTGCTGGTCCTGCCTTCTTCCCTATGAGTCTATTAACAACTCTCTGATAGAGTTTAGCTACTATATCCTTAGCCGCTCTAACAGCTCCAATAGTAGCTCTGAAACCACCTAACATTTTTTAACCCAAGTTTGTCGACTGTATAATTTCAATATACATATCAGAACCACTAGCCCCAGACAAGGCTGCATACACCTCGGTCGCTAATGGTCCGAAGTCCAGAACCATAGGGTTTGAAGGCATACCACCTTCAGTAGTATAAGCTACCCAAGGAGACCACACAGCATCCGCGCGCTTGACATACAGAGTCAAAGTCCCCCCACCGAATCCAGGAGTACCTGTACCAGCTGCGCTGTCTATGTAGAGCCTACCAACACCGTATTCCAGCTTCTGGTTTGTAGTGCTAGAGCTACCACCACCACCAGCTGGGAAAGTATAAAACATGACTTAATAACTCCTAAATTAGTCAAAAAAGGTTCTGACTATAGTCCTAATAATTGTTCTGACTATAGTCCTTTTGGGCCTAGCTGACAAGTTCTCTACTCTCTTGGCTAGCCACGTCCTAGATGCCTCAGAGAAGGCCATAAACCATACAACAGAGGTTGTTGTAAGAGTGTAAGTAATAGTTTCCGGGTCAGCAGTACCCGTACCAGAGACAACATGCACATAAATTGGGTCTCCAGGCTCAACTCCAACAGGAGGGTATGTATAAGGACCAGCCTCGGCGTATCCGAAGGAAGCCGGGACGGGGGGCTCTATTTGCACCGTACCCACAGCGGCGGCACCCACACCGTCTGAAATACTAACAACCACACTCTCGTACCAAGGAGTTGTACTGTGTGCTCCGCTAGAATCAAACTCAGCCAGCGCGGGGAATGTTAGGGTACAGGAGTTTAAGTCTGCTCCGCTAGGGGTGGCAGCTATTCCGTTGATCGACCCCACATCTATGGTTCCGGCGAAGTCTGCTCCCACTACGGTACAGGTAATGGCCTGTCCGGGTGTAACAGTTGAGTCCGAGAACGTCAAAGTCCTGGTCCCCGCCACATAGGCAGAGTCTACGTTTATGTAGTCGAATTTGACCCCGGCACCGTTGACTGTTCCAGAAGAGTAGATGCCCGCCTTTGTACCCGAAGCATTTGCGGCGGCCACAACTACGTCAAGCCGTATAACATCGTCGATGTAGACCTTTGCGCTTGTACCCACCAAGACCAGCCGGGCTATGTGGGTGCCATCAGCAAACGCCCCGAGAGACACTGAGCTAGTGCCAGTGACACCTATGCCCACGCTGGCTACTCTCTGGTTGATTGACACGGTGCCATTGTCTCTTATGAAGACGGTAATGTGCGCCGTATCGTCCACCCTGCGTCCATGCAGGGACCAGTCGTTCGCGTCCGAGTTAATCACAAACCCAACAGTGATGTCTTGGTCGCTGACCCCTATGTTGGCTGTTCCCCCCTCGTTGGCGTTCGTAATAACCAAGTAGCCCGAGCCATCTATATTGACAGCGTCTGCTGCTGGGGCTGCCGCTGTGGATAGGTCTCTCTCGATTACCCACCCGCTACCTACATCATCAGTATCTGGGATGTGATCATCAAGGTCGGCGGCTGCTCCGCCGAAGGCGTCAGCAAAGGTTCCGTTTAGAGCGGCTGCGGCGACATCAAACGGGACCACAGTAGCAGCTAGCCACTTGTCCGCAGAATTGTCGTACTTCATAAAGTGTACGGTGGTGGGAACCGTGTTCCCTTGGAACCCCGACACTATAGGCAGTCCCTCTCCATCTCCCGGACTGACAACGTGTACATACACATCATCCACACCAGACTCGGTGCCTGCTGAGTCGGTTATGTGGTCGTAAGATCCACCAGCGGCCTTGTCGAAGTGATCGGCTACTGGGGCGGTGATGGTCAGGGTGTCTGTGTCGTTACCATCAGTATCTGTGACCCTCAAAGTCAGCACGTCTCCCCAAGGGAACTTCCTCCACAGAGCGTCAGTATCGTCCCACGCACTAACCGTTTCGCTGGTTGCCAAAGCGGGCAAAGTAACAGTTCTAGTTGCCCCAGAACCAGTCACTACCGCGTCGATATTAACGTAGGCACCGTTATTATCTGTCAGCTCAACCGTTACCGTGCCAGCAAAGGCACCTTCAGCCTTTGTAATGACAACAGCTCCGCCAGGAGAAGGCGTGGCGTCGTCAATTGAAATTGTCGTGGTTAAAGCTGCGGGCAGAAACTCGAAAGCCAAAGACGAACGGTTGGAGCTGGCCGGTGATCCAGTAATAGCAACGTTGGTCAACGCAGTTGGATTAGAACCGAAGGTTGAATTCGCCGTCAACATCTCGCCGTGAATGAGCGCAGAAGCGCCTCGATTACCGAAACCTCCAGCCGTGTAACCGCTGGTTACAGCAGCACCAGTCGGCGTGTTGGTAAGGGTTCCGTTTTTCTGCCCAACTCTGTATATGCAGTTTCCGGTTGCAAGCACGATATGGTTGGTATAACAGCCATCAGCACTGTTTGTAGGTGCAGAGCTTGTCGGGTTTGTAACTCCCGTCTGTAGAACACTCCCAATAACCGGCCAACCAGTCGGTGAACTGATGGCAACCATATATGCCACGTTCTGACCCGAACCCCATTGAAAAGACACTGATGACTCAGATGCTGTTCCAATCCTGCCAAAAACACATAGGGGGTCAGTTGTAGCAAGAGACCCCATCAAAGCCCAGCCTGATGGTGTTGAAGGCGCAGATGCAGCAGTTGTCGACGAAGACGTTATGATGAGCAGTAGCTGCCCAGTCAAAGTCCCAG